TAGATACCGCTGTACGTCTAATGCAGGCGATGCAGATTGCTATAGAGAACATGATACAGGAAATACAAAAGCCTGTAGACCAGGAACTTAGCGGTTCTCAACGTAAAGCAGAACTGCAATCTATAAAGCAGACAGCGGTAGATGCAAAAGAACTTATCGTTGAAAGAGAAAGACTCGAGCAACTTATTAAAGGACTCCAGCAAGATGGAGAAATCAAAGAAGAACGAGACTATAGCGGAGGATTCGCAGAGCAATACTCAAAGTAATCAAGTCTTCATATACTGGGATTATTAAATGGCTGGACTTGTAGAGATAGAAGATGAAATTGTAGTCAGTATATGCCCTGACAAAACCGCAGGGGATGTCAAGGTATACTTTGACTTACCTATACAGTTCCCTAAGCAACCTGCTAAGAAGGATATTCTATTTCACGATAAGCCAAAGGCTGAACAATACTGGCAAAGGATACCATTACCTAATGACTTAAAGAAAGTAAAGTCAATGGAAGAATGGATGTCTATGCCAGAGCAATTCCGTAAGAAGTATACCAATTACATTACTGAAGAATATAAAAGAAGACGCAATGGAGTATGGTTCTATAACAACGGGGTACCTACCTATATCACTGGAAACCATTACTTTTTCCTGCAGTGGTGTAAGATTGATATCGGATACCCATCCTTTCTTGATTTCCAAAGACAACTATTCATACACCTTGACGCTTGCGTAGCGGATCCACGCTGTATAGGGCAGGTATATGTTAAGTGTCGTAGATCAGGATACACTAACATGTCAGCGGCTGTGCTTGTAAATGAGGGCACACAGGTTAAAGAGAAACTATTAGGCATCATGTCCAAGACAGGTACGGATGCTCAAGAGAATATATTCATGAAGAAGGTGGTGCCTATATATAAGTCGCTACCGTTTTTCTTTAAACCTATTCAAGATGGTACTACCAACCCCAGGATGGAACTCGCCTTCCGCGAGCCATCAAAGAGAATCACTAAAAAGAACAAAACCTCATCAAGAGGTGAGGCTCTTAATACAATTATTAACTGGAAGAACACAACCAACAATGCCTACGATGGAGAGAAACTACACATCCTGTATTTGGATGAGGCAGGTAAGTGGGAAAAAGGTAATGATATACGAGAAGCATGGCGAGTGCAACGTACTTGTTTGCTTGTAGGTAGAAAGATTGTAGGTAAGGCAATAGTCGGAAGCACTGTGAATCCATTAGACAGGGGAGGAAGGCAGTACAGAGAGTTATATTATTCAAGTGATGTAAACGATAGAAACGAAAACGGCAGGACAAAGAGCGGATTGTATGGGTGTTTTATACCAGCATACGACGCCCTGGAAGGTTTCTTTGACAAGTACGGAATGCCTGTCATTGATGATCCCGAGAATAGTATTATAGGCTTAGAGGGTGAGTATATAAACTTAGGTGCAAAGACTTATCTTAAGAATGAGAGAAAAGGATTGTCTGGAGACTCCTATGAACTCAACGAGGTGATACGCCAGTTCCCGTTCACAGAGGCTGAAGCCTTTAGAGATAGTGCTAAGGCATCACTATTTAACGTACAAAAGATATATGAGCAAACCGAATACAATGGGGATTTGTTTCCCAACCCTGTAGTTACAGGAAACTTTGTTTGGTCTTTAGGGCAGAAGGATACAGAGGTTGTCTTTAGCCCAGATCCTAATGGAAGATGGAGGGTTGCCTGGATGCCGCCTGTTGCATTGAGAAATAAAAAGACACCAGAGAACGCCTGGTTAGGATGTGCTGGAGTCGATAGTTATGACATTGATGCCACAGTGGATGGACGTGGTTCAAAGGGTGCGTGTCATTTCTACAATAAATTTAATCTTGAGTATCCATCAAATATGTTTGTAGCAGAGTATGCTTCACGCCCACCGCTTGCAAAGATTTTTTACGAGGACATATTAATGGCCTCAAAGTTTTACGGCTACCCTGTGTTAATTGAGAACAACAAATACGGTATCGCAAGACACTTTGAATCAAGGGGTTACGATCATTTCTTATTGGACAGACCCGCACACCTCACGTCCAATTACGGTAGCAAGACAAAGACAAAAGGAATACCGTCGAATTCACAGGATGTAATACAGGCTCATGCACAGGCTATCGAATCGTTCATACACGCACACGTGGGTCTTAATGAGGAGACACTTGAGTTTGGTAAAATGTACTTTGAAAGAACCCTAGAAGACTGGGTTAACTTTAAGATAGATGACCGTACAAAATATGACCTTTCAATATCAAGCGGGTTAGCCTTACTTGCTGCACAAGGACATAGAGCAGAGAAGCCTAAATCTGACTTCAATGGCAAGCAGTTCTTCCGTAAAGGTCAGATAATTATACGAAGATAATAAGAAGTATATTTGCAACAGTAGCAATCTTAAGTATGGATAACGAATACAAAAATGGACAATCTTCATTTCCTGATCCCCTATGCGGTGTCGAGGAGAAGATGTCTAAGGGATATGGCCTAAGTTACGCAAAGGCTATGTTTGCTCAGTGGATTGGTAGTGACTATCAGAATTCATTGTACGGACGACGCAACAGTGAGATGGAACGCTGTAGAGATTATGCGCAAGGAACACAAGACACATCTATCTATCGTCAGATATTAAACTCTCTTGACAACAACAATGGTGACGGTACGTTGCTAACACTGGACTATACTCCTGTTCCTATTGTACCTAAGTTTGTTAAGATTGTTGTAAATAAAATTCTTTCAAAAGAACCATACCCTCAGATAGAAGCAATCGACCCTCTGTCAAGAACAGAGAAAGATAAAAAGAAAAATGCTACAGTATTGCGTATTGAGAATCGCGATATGATTGAAGAAGCAAAGTCCCTTGGGCTACGCGTTAAACAAGACCCCGGACAACTGCCAGACACCCCAGAAGAAACTGAGATATTCTTAGATACAAACATAAAGACGGACGCAGAAATCTCTGCTCAGATTGCTACTGAGATGACATTGAAGTGGAATGATTTTAATCAATCCATCTATCGTCGCTGTGTTGAAGACTTAACAACCCTTGGTATGGGTGTTGCTAAAAGAAGCAATGACCCTAACTACGGAATCAACGAAGAGTATGTTGACCCAAAGAGATTCATACACAACTACACAGACGACCCAACCTTTTCTGATTTAACATACGCTGGACACTTTAAGTACATAACAATTATGGACTTGAAGCGTATGGCTGGTGATCAGTTCACAGAACAGGAGTACGAGGAGATTGCTAAGACTGTTATGAATAAGTATGGAAACAACCCTACTCAGTTTTCTACAACAGGAACAGGATACGACAGACCTGGTACGCGTTACCGCCAAGGATATGATGAGTATAAGATAGAGGTAATGGACTTTGAGTTTATGTCTGTTGATGATATCATATACGAGAAAAAAGAATCAGCATACGGGAACATAGGTTTCTATTACAAAGGAAACGAGTATAACGCACCTCAGCAATCTGTATATAACAGAGAAGCGGTATACATGAAGAACGCTACGGTATATGGCGGTACCTACATTGTAGGCACAGAGATGGTATATAACTATGGCCCGAAGAAAAATATTCCGAAAAACGTACACGACATTTCACGTGCGCGTCTTTCATATAGTATAGTAGCAACAAACATCAGAGGCATGATTCCAAAGTCAATGGTTTCTTCTGTCATTGGGTTTGCTGACATGCTCCAGATCACACACTTAAAACTTCAACAGTCTATTGCTAAAGCAAAACCAGATGGTTTGATTATAGACATCGAAGGATTAGAGAATGTACAACTCGGAAGAGGCGGTGACCTACAACCGTTAGAGATACAAGACATCTACGAACAGACAGGTGTATTCTATTACCGTAGTAAAAATCCAGAAGGAGGATTCCAAAATCCACCAGTAAGAGAGATAGGTAACAGCATCAGAAACATACAGGAACTCGTTGCTTTATACAATCACTACTTACGTATGATCAGGGATGCTACAGGTATCAACGAAGTAATGGATGGAACCACACCTAAAGGTGAAGCGCTTGTGGGTGTTAACCAAATGGCAGTACAGGCTGGTAACAACGCTATATATGACATCACTAATGCAGCGATGGTATTGTATCAAAAAGTATGTGACGATATTGTTCGCTGTCTACAAGTAATCCCTCCAGATAGTATTCTATACAAAGTATACACTAACGCTGTGGGGGAAACCAACATGGCGGTACTCAGTTCTTTTGACAACCTCTCGATGTACAACTTCGGTGTAGTAGTTGTTACGGAGATGAATGAGATGGACAAACAGTACTTAGAACAAAACATACAGATTGCTCTTGGACAAAAAGAAATTGACCTTGAAGATGCGATTGCCATTCGTCAGATTAAAGACGTTGAGCAAGCGGAAAGACTCTTGGTGGTTCGCAGAAAGAAAAGAATCAAGCAACAACAAGAGATGATGGCGCAACAAGCGCAAATTCAGTCTCAATCAAATCAGCAAGCCTCACAGGTAGCCGCTCAAATGGAGATGCAAAAGAAGCAACTCGAAGCCCAGATAGAAGCACAGCGGATTCAATTAGAGACTCAATCAAAAGCACAACTCATACAATTAGAATACCAGTACAAGATTCAAATAGAACAACTCAAAGGAGAGTACGGTGTGGTTGAACAACAGGTTGAAAGCGGAGTTCGTATGCAAGCAGATACTGAAGCAGAGAATCGTAAAGACCAAAGAATAGATAAACAAGCATTGGCGCAAAGCAAACTAATTGCTCAACGTCAAGGTCAACGCCCACCTCTTGATGAGGACATAGTAACTAACTTAACATTATCCTAAGATGTCGTGCTCATGCTCAAATAGCCCATGCTCATGTGGAAATCCTACAAATGTAAATCTGAACAATGCTGCTCAGATAAACATATGCACCCGTCGTGGTGATACGTTTGTATTAAACGCTGTAGTAAAAGATACGAGCGGAACTAAATTAGACCTTACTCTTTATACATATAAGATGGAGATTAGGGAATATGATAACGGCCCACTCGTTATTGCTGATGGAGATATTAATATTACAGGAAATATAAACGGAGAACTCACTGTAACAATCACAGCGGCCAACATGAATGTAGAAGCAGGCACATATGTATATGGACTTCAATCTACACTGACATCTGATAGTACTGTTGAAACCTGGTTCTATGGAACCTTTGAGGTAGTACAGGATATCGTAACATAAACCATTCATAACCATATCAATGGCTGACAAAGGCATCGACATAGTAGTATTAAAGCCAGGCGACACTACGGTACAAATTACCGTA